TCGCTCAAAATAGCCTTAAAATTGCTTTTAAGCCTATATTTGCGCTTTAATGCAATGCAGAGCACACACACACGTACACGCGCGCACGCACGTACACGCGCGCCCGCGCGTATGCGCGCACGTATACGCGCGAGTAACGCGCGCATGCGCGCGCGGAGTACGGGGGAGGGGGTACCCTACCGACCACCCCCCGGCCCCCATGAATAAGAACGTCCCTACCTGTTTACGTTACCACCGCTTGCAGCAACTAGTTGCTAGTCCTCTTCCACCAACAACTGTTTGGAGGCGAACAGTCGATGAGGGTTCAGCAGCGAACGTCCCGGAACGGACCAGTCCTCCAGCGAGGCAGAGGTGAACTCCGACTCTCCGGTCTGGCTGGTGATGGTCTGGCCGAACCGGGTCAGGCGCTGTACTGAGTCGTGCTCAGCAGCGAAGGTCGGCTTTCCCTTGCTCACGGGTGCCTCCGCGCCCACTTGGCCACCTCGCGCGCCCACGTCGCCAGTTCGGAGAGGCCGATGTATGTGCGGGCCAGCGAGGTGTCGCAGCCGGGCAGCACCCGGGTGAGAACGAGGTGCAGGGCTTCAAGCTCCTCAGTTGTGAGGGCGTTGTAGCCGGGTAGTTCTTCGGTCAACGAGGTGCGGACGCCCAACGGGTACTCGTGTCGGTGCCAATCGATGGCTTGGATGGCGTTGTCCTCAACCTTCTCGCGCTCGTACTTGGTCGTCGGGGCGGGCATTGCGGTGTTCTGTTCGGTTTCCATAACTTCTCCTTTGGCGCACCAGCAGCAGGGGCTGGTGTGAGTAAGCAGCTTGCAGTTGTTGCAAGTGTGCATGGGTTTGTTTGGGGGGTTGGTGCTGCGGGTGTGCTGCTAGGGCTGCGCTGCAATCAGTAGCAATATCTTGCCACCGGGTGGTAGGAACCGCAACCAGAGGAGGCAGCCCGATGGGTAGACCGAAGAACCGATGGAACCCCGGCACGGTAAAGGTTCACCAGCGGCCGGTTTGCGACACTCCCCTCAAGAGGTGGATGGAGAGTCAGCACCTGTTGGTGACGGCGCTCGGGGAGCAGATGGGGATTCCGTACAAGACGCTGGAGAACTGGATGCACGGGAGGTGTCTGCCGCCGCTGCACTGGGCCTTCAAGATTGAGTTGTTCACCCAGAACGCGGTTCCGGCGTCTTCGTGGCTGGCCACCGACCTGGGCCGCGAGATGTGGAAGGACGGCTCCAATGCCACTCGGTAGAAAGGGGAAGAAGCCCGAAGGTGCGCTCTACTGCCCGGGCGCCCACAGGCTGCCCCGCGACGGCTGCACCCCGGTGTACTGCTTGACCCAGCGCACCGGAACCGGGGGCAAGGGAAGACGGAACCCACAGACCGAGGCTCGAAAAGAGGCCGCACTCAAGGCCGGGAGCGCGCCGCTGAAAGACTTGGGTGCGGTTGCGCCAATTAATACGGGCGCGGAGTCATTGGCCCACCAGCACGAGGGCCGCCACATCGAGGCCATCCGGGCGTCGCTGGCGTCTGGCAAACACGCCGCCCGCCGCGCGCTGGTTCCAGCGCCCGAAGGGCTGCACGGCGGCGACGCCGAAGAGTACGCGCAGAAGAAGCTGGTAGAGATGTTGCCGGAAGCGGTTGCTAATCTGGAGTACGACTTGAAGTACGGGGACGACAAGCAGCGCTCCGAGGCCAGTCACAAGGTCCTGGCCGCCAACGGTATGGCGAACCGAGAGCAGGCTGGCAATATGGTGCCGCCCATTGTGCTCAACTTCACGGGCGTTCTTCCGTGGATGCAGGTCCCGGGAGTGTCCGCAGATACAGCGAGAAAGGTGAAGGCCCGTGCGGAAATCGTTGATGGAGAAGCGTCGGGAAGCAAAGATGGTGAGAGCGGCGCCGATGGAGACGGACCTTGAGGGTCTGCTCAAGCTCATGGTGTCGCCTTCGGAGATGCCGAAGGAAGAGAGGAAGCTGAACCCCACGCAGGCAGCGTTCATCTATTCCCCCATCAGGAACAAGGCGTATATGGGCCCCGCCGGTTGCGCCAAGACCACCACAGGTGTGGCCGCAATTGTGTTGCGCGCGGTGATGCAGCCGGGCACCAAGTACATGATTGCCCGGCACGACTACAACGACCTGAAGGGCACCACGCTGGAGCGGTTCGATGAAGTCATTGGGCGGCTACCACAAGGCATGGTCATCGACCGCGACAAGAGCCCGCCCGCCAAGTACATCATCAACTCCATCCCGCAGAAGATAGTGCGACCGGACGGGACCAGTTACACCGACGACCGGCCCAGCACCATCCAGTTCTTCGGTGCCAAGTCCGGGTGGGGCTCATACGACTGGAACGCCGTGCATGTGGACGAGGCCGACGAGTGCGAGGAGAAGCGCATCGACGAGTTGCAGAGTCGGCTCCGCACTCCGGGCGGCGGCTACTCGGTGATGCTGACCTTCAACCCCCCGGACAAGACGCATTGGCTGTTCACCAAATGCACTGGGATGGACTACGAGGACAAGAAGATAAAGGAACCGACCTTTACTCTCTTCACGCCCCAACCTACGGAGAACGAGCACAACCTTCCGCCCGGCTACTACGCGGAGATGCTGGCGAACATGCCCGAGGACATGGCCGACCGGTTGGTCCGCAATCGGTGGGGTCAGGTGTTCCCGGGAGACCCGGTGTATCGGCAGTTCAGCAAGGCGATGCACGTTACCGACAACTTCGAGTACGAGCCCGGCGCCACGCTCTATCGGTTCTGGGACTTCGGCTATCAGCGGCCCTGCTGCTTGTGGTGCATGATCGACCAGTTCGGCCGCCTCTGGGTGATGCACGAACTGCTCGGCAAGCAGCAGCAGGTTGCAGCCTTCGGTCAGCAGGTGAATATGTTGACGGAACGGTACTGCCCGGGTGTGGAGCGCATCGAGGACTACGGCGACCCGGCTGTGAAGCAGCAGAAGGACACCGGCCAGTCGCTGGCCATCATCAAGCGGGAGTGTGGCATCACAGTGCGGTTCAAGCACACTCCCTTCGACTTGTCGTTGCAGGAGGTACGGCACCGCTTCGAGACCATTGTGGAGAAGAAGCCCAGCATCCAAATCGCTCGCCGCTGCCGGATGCTCATCGCCTCGCTGGCAGGCGGCTATCACCTGAAGGACGACGGGGTGACACCAAAGAAAGACGGGCTGTACGACCATCTGCCCGACGCGCTGCGGTACGGCGTGTGGAACACGTTGGTCGGCAGGCGGTACAGTGGTAACGAAGCGCCAGCGAGCGTGGCTTATCAACCCGGAGCAGACGAGTTCTAGGAGAGCAACTTGGACAACAACAGCGCAGTGGTTCCCAACTTGACTGAAGCGGCTGCCGATGTTGTGGCAAGTGAGTACATGCCGCCCGCCGTTCCCGACCTGCAAGCCAACTACGCTGGCGACGCTGGTGTGCAGGAGTTCATCAAGACCCACCTGTACCCAATTCTCTGGTGGACCCGCGCGCAGCGGGCGAGCCTGGAGGACGAGTGGGAGCGGGTGCGGAACATGAACGTGCTCCGCCACGATGATGGGCAGCGCTACCTCGGCCGCTCCAATGCCTACGTGCCGTCGTATGCAGGCGCGCGGAAGGCGCTGGTGTCGCAGTTGGCGCGGGGGCTGTTCCCCTCTGATGAGTACATGGGGGTGGAGGGCCAGGACGGCGTGCCGCAGGAGGACGTGCTCGCCGCCACCAAGTTGATGAAGAACCAGCTGGAGAGGTCGGCCAACTTTCGGCGCGGCATCAAGCCCCTGCTACGGCAGAAGGTGGACTACGGGGTGACGGTGGGCAAGGTCTTCTACCAAGGCCTGGAAGAGAACATGAAGAGGGTGCGCCGGAACCCGGCCGCGCAGCTTCAATCGTTGATGTATGAAGCGGACGAGCGGCCGGACTATCGCTGTGAAGGGCTCAAGTTCGAGGCCAGAAACGTCTTCTTCTGGTACGTGTACCCGACGACGGCAGCCTCTCTTGATGAGGCTCAGGTGATGTTCGAGGACATTCTCGTGCCCCTCTCCCTCATCAAGGGGAAGGTGCGGAAGGGGCAGTGGCTGAATGGCGAAACGGCCGGGGCTGCGCCGACGCCACCGCAGTACAACGCCAACTTGCAGCGGCTTCTCCAGGCTCAGGCTGACTTGGCCGGGACCCCGGAGACCAACCCGCTGGCTGACAGCGACATTGGCGCGTTGCGTGTGGTCACCGAAGTGTGGGTGGCGTTGCCGCTTCCGGCCCGGGCGTACTCGGGCAACGAGGAAGTTGGCGACTTCGTACCGTGCAAGGTGGTGATGGCTGGCGACACCCCGGTGGAGGTGCGGCGCAACCCGTTCTGGGACCAGACGCCGCCCTACGTGCTGGCGCGCAGTGAGTGGGAGGTGGGCAGCTTCTACACCCGGGGTGAAGGCCACAAAGCGGCCGGGCTCCAGTACCTCATCAACGACTTCACCAACCAGTTGAACGACTGCGGCACCTATTCGCTCAATCCGGTGGTGCTCACCAACCCTTCGCTGTTCACGGGCCCCATCACCCCGATTCGGCCCGGCGTGAACTGGCAGGGCACCGATGTGGACGGCATGGCCAAGTTCATTACGCCGCCAGTGGAGCTTGCCCAACACGGGCTTCAGCTGACTCAGTTCTACGACACCATGCTGGAGAACAAGGTGAACGCCCCGGCGCTGCTGCAAGGCACAGGCACCGGCAAGGGGGGCAAGACGGCGACCGGCGCTCAGATTCTTCAGCGCAATGCGATGAACCCGCTACAAGACGAGGTGGAGGACTTGGAGGGGGACGTGATGTTGCCGGTACTGTACAAGGGCTGGGCGCTCATCCAGCAGTACATGCGCGCCGCCAAGATGCGCGCCATCTGCGGCACCGATTCGGTCAAGGTCTCGCGTGAGATGTTGGACCGGGACTACATGTTTCGGTGGCTCGCCTCGTCGCAGGCTGCCAATCAGCAGCTTCGCGCGCAGCAGATCATGCAACTGTTCGGCGTGGTCCTGACTCCTGTGATGATGCAGATGGTGGGTCAGCAGGGCAGGACTTTCAACCCGATTCCGTGGCTGAAGCGGTTGGCCTCGGACGGCTTCGGGTTGCGCGGGTTCGAGGAAGCGTTCCCGATGATGCAGCAGATGATGCAACCGGGCGCAGTCGGTCAGCCGGGGGCGCCGGGTATGATGCCGGGCGGGCCGCAGTTGCCCCCTATCGGTGGGGGCCCTGGCGACAGGGTGAGGTCGGCAACTGAGCAGAGCAACGAGCCGGTTCCCATGTCGGCGGCCCCGGTCCCGGGTGAGGGTGACGACTTCATGGCGGTGCGGGCAGCAGCTGATCAGATGGCGGGCATGCTTGGAGGCAACCAGTGATTCCAGCGAAGCGGCAGGAGCAGACCGATGGGGAGTACATGCGGGAACTGGACACCCTGTTGGTGGTGATGCAGCAGATGGTGAAGTCGGAGGGGTGGCAGCGCTTCTCTGCGCAGCTTGAAATCGAGTGCGAGGGCGCGTGGCTCCGAATGGCCAACGCCAAGGCTGTGGATGAGCGGGCGCTTGCATGCACCGAGTACATGGTGCTCAAGCGGGTGCTGGAGGCCCCAGGCAAAGTGATGCGGCAGGCGTCACTGACGATGGCAGCGGCTCCTCACGAGAGGAAAGCAGGGCCGCATCGTAGCGGGCAATAAGTTGCTGCTGCGCAATCTTGCGTGATTGTACAGGTCTGCTGCACAGTGGCTGGTGCAGCAGGCCGCCGCCGGGCCTCCCTCGGGCGCAGGAGCGCACGTCATGGACGAAGAGACCACGGTTGTTGCCGACACCGCTCAGTCGGCAACCCCCGGAGAAGGAAGTTCGCAGGGAGCACCAGACGTTTCGGGGCTTCAGCAGCGCATCAACGAGTTGACGGCTTTCGGTCGGGAGCAGGAGCGCATCGCCAAGGAGGCCACCAGTGGCCTGAACGAAGCGATGCAGCGTCTGGCCCGTCTGGAGGGCAAGGTGGAGTCGGCGCAACCGGCTCCGGGCCGCAGGCAAGAGTTCGATTACAGCGTGTTCGGTGACGCCGCCGAACCGCTGAAGAAAGCGCTCGAAGCCCAGCAGGACCAGTTCCAGCAGCAGTTGGCTCAGATGAACGCCAACTTCGCGGCCCAGATGCGGCCGACGCAAGTGGCGGCCATCGGCGCCGGGCTGGGGCTGCCCCCCACCGTCATTCAGCGGGCCAACGACCTTGCGGCAGCCTGGGCCGCCAAGGGTCTGCCGCTCATCGCACAGGACGCCGTGGACTTTGCGGTGGGCGAAGCGATGAGGGCCGGGACGCTGAAGCTGCCGCAAGCGGGTCAGGGCGGTCGAGCCATGGGTGGCTCGCCTGCCGGGGCCACGCTGCACGGCGGCAGCCCGCCGCTGATGCCCGGTGTCTCCAACAACGGCCAGCCGAAGGGTCTGGTGCTCCCCACGAACTTCGAGGACCTGTCGCCCGCCCAGCAAGAGGCGTGGCTTTCCAAGAACAAAGTGAACACCGACTTCGACCTCTAAGGGAGAAGTCAACGAAAGAGGACACGCAACATGGCAAATGAAATCGTGGCGAGCGCGACTTCGACCGACCGCGAGAAGTTCCTCGCGGCGCAGTTGGTCTCGCGTTCGCAGTACCGCATGGTGGCCGCATCGCTGTGCGACAAGGTGACCATGAAGGAGGGTGCCGGGGAGACCGCGTACTTCGTCCGGTACAGCCGCATGTACCTGCCGACCACGGCACTCGGCGACGACGGGGCCGACCCGGCGAACAGCACCTTCTCGCTGGAAGAGTTCAGCGTGGCGCTGGACGAGTGGGGTGATGTCATCACCATCACCACGCGCGCGGTGCTGAACACCAAGCACCCGCTCATGCAGGAGGCGATGAACCTGCTGGCCGACAACGCGGCTCGCGTCATGGACCGCGAGATTCAGTTGGTCTGGATGGCGGGCACCAACGTGCGGTACGGCGACGGCTCGGTGGCGTCGCGCGTCACCATCACCAACACCATGAAGCTGGACGAGAACGTCATCGGTGGCGCTCGTGTGCAGCTGGTGAACGATGGCGCGCCGCCCAAGGGCATGAAGTCGAAGGATGCGTTCCAGACGAACGCTTCCGGCAACTTCATCGGCGGCGGCACCTACGTTGCCGTCGCGGGTCCGCAGGTCCTTCAGGACCTGTCCCGTCCCTCCGTCTCGCTGGGTACGTGGGCGGGCGTGGCGACCTACGCCAACGCGCGCGCTCTGTTCAACTTCGAGGTGGGGACGTGGATGAACATGCGGTGGGTGGAGTCGAACTTCATCCCTCAGTTCACCACCCTCGGGAACAGCACCGTTGTGGTGGCGGACGGCGGCTCGGGCGGCATCACCGGTCTGGTGGTTGACCCCAAGTCCGGCTCCGGTGCGCTGACTCAATCCACCACCTACTACTGGAAGCTGGTTCGCAAGAGCCTGCTTCGGGGGTTCGGTGAGGCCATCAGCATCGCACACAGCACCGCGACCGGCGCGTCCGAGGAGAACATGGACTTCACCATGCCCAGCACCGCTGGGTACGTGTATGACCTGTACTTCGATTCGGAGCAGGCGGGCGGTGCGGGCACCGACGCGCAGCTGAAGCTGGTGGCCTCGAACCTCGCGGCCTCTGAGACCTACTCGGTGGCGGCCGTGGGCACCGGGGCGACCGCCCCTGGCAGCCTGCGCTCGACTGGTGACGGGGCCGACCCGACCACGATTCACCCCGTGTTCATCCACGCGGACGAGTCGTGCAAGTGGGTCGGTTTCTACAACACGAAGTTCTACGTGACCAAGGACGAGTCCATCATCGGCAACGTCCTGCGCCGCAAGCGGGCCATCGGGTACAACTTCTTCGGCAAGGCGAAGATTTGTGACCAGACCCGGCTGCTCCGACTGGAGGTTGCGTCCACGTTCTAGGCGCGGGTGCTAGTTCGTGTCGGCGTAGAGGCCCCTTCCCGTTTTCCCCCACGGGAAGGGGCTTCGATTTTGGGGGACCTTTTCTGGAGAACAAACATGAAGACCAAGAAGATGTGGGCAGTGATTGCGGTGGTGCTGGCCTTCACCGGGCTGGCGTGGGCGGCAGAGCAGGTTGAGCGCATGGGCAACACGCGCCCGGTTCACATGGGCGCGGGCGTGTACATCGGCCCGGACTCGGTGCTGAACGTGCAGGCGAACAAGGTGACGCGGGCGTATGGCAAGAGTGGCACCATCGACTTCACTTCGACCACGGTGGGCCGGGCAGAGTCGTCTGGCATCACTGTCTACGGAGCCCGCACTGGTGACCCCTGCTTCGTCGGCGTACCCGCCGCAGCGGGCGCCCTGGCGGCTCAGTACAGCTGCTACGTTTCTGCGGCCGACACGGTGAAGGTGGTGTTCGCCCCATTGAGCCAGCAGCAAGGAACGGCCCAGTTCGACGCGGGCTCCCCAGCGCAGATTGACGTGACCGGCATCACGGCTTCGAGCGTGTGTTTCTGCACCCCAATTGGGACCACCGCAGCCATCGCAGCTGGCGGCTGCGCTGCGTCGCTTTCTTCCACCACGCTCACCATGACGGGGCCCAACAGCGCGAGCACCGTTGTCAGCTACAGGTGTACCGCCCCAGTGGACCCGGCTTCTGGGACCTACTACGTGCGGGTCCTGTCCGGTCAGTAAGTAGTTCACCCGCAAGGAGAGCAACATGGCACCGAAGAAAGCGAAGAAGACGACCAAAGCGGCCAAGCGGCCGCTCACCCCTCCCCTCCCGGAGGCCGAACCGGAGTTCGAGGAGTTGACCAAAGAGGACACCGCCGTGGCCGCCGTGGCCGCGAAGGTGGACAACACCCCGGAGGTGAAGGAGGCGGTGGCGCAGGCGGTCAAGGTGGCTGAGAAGAAGGCAAAGCAGGGGCCGCTCACCATCGAGGACGTGAAGGAAATCGTGGTGGCTGCGACCAAGAGCACCGTGGAGCAGATGATGCCTGCGGTCGCTTCCGCCATCATCCAGGCCAACGTCCCCAGGGTGGCCGGTGCGGTGGCGGTGGTTCCCGGCCAGCGACAGGGCCTGCGTCGGTGCTACCTCTGCTCGCAGGATGAGCGGGTGTGCGGCGGCAAGGAAGAGAACCACGTCAAGATGGTGGTTGGCCCGCGCCGCTACCCGGAGTTCGGCAAGTGGTTCCGGGGCGCCGGTATCAACGGCATCTGGTACCGCAGTGACGGCCCGAACCACAAGATTGTGGTTCCCAAGGCCGCTCTCGGCTCCATCATGGCCATCATCGACGCCTTCGAGTTGGACGAACGCCAGACGGGCGGGCGCCGGTTCGGAGAACACGACCACGGCCAGTTGGCGGAAGCGGGCACGGGGGAGAAGACCCGGATTCGTCAGCCCAAGGAGACGCACGGCTGGCGGTAAGGTGCAGTAGGTGAACGAGCGGTGGAGGAACCATGGGCGCTAAGACGATGGGGACCATCATCAGCGAGGCCGGTCTTCTCGCTGGGCGGGACGACCTCGAAGATGAGGTGCTCGCTTGGGTCAACAACTGGCTGCGGCAGACCTACCTGTCTTGGGACTACCCGTTCCTCCACCGCTCGCGGGAGGCGCTGTCGCTTCCTGCTGGCACCACGTCGCTGGACATTGGTGCTGGACAGTCGGGGGTGACCCCGGAGATTCAGCGCATCTTGGACCCGGTGTGGGTCTACAAGAGCGACTACAGCTACAAGGGGCAGGCTCGGTTGCGTCAGCTTACCGGCGGCAACAACACCCGCGCGGAGGACCGGATTCACGACTCGTCGGTTGGTCGCGGTGCGCCGCAACAGGTGCGTGTCCGGCCGCACTCCAGCACCTACGGTCGGTGGTCGCTGGTGTTCCTGCCGGTGCCAGACGCGGCGTACCTGCTGGCTCTTGACTACATCGAGTTGCCAGCCAACCTGACCACGGCTGGTATCCCGTTGTACCCCAACGACCTGACGTTGGTGCAAGCGGCCACCACGGCTGCGCTGCTGTTCGCCAACGGGCATGACAGCCCCGACTACCACGACGCCATGCAAGTGCTGGGGCGCCGCACGGCGGAGGACAAGAGCCGCCTCGGCTCCACGCCCGGCGTCAACGACCAGCTTCCGCTCGACGGGGGAGTGTTCCGGTGAACGAGAGGAGGCTGATGCTGTTCCAGAGCGGCGTGGACCTGCACAACCGGGTGCCGCAGGGCGAGGGCCACCCGGTCTACAGGCTCATGCGCAATCTTGCGCTCAGCGACCAAAACGAGTTGCGCCGACGCCGAGCCATGGAGTGGCGGCAGGACTTGTTGGTGTCTGCGGACTCCCTCGGGACCGGCCTCTCGGAGGGCTGGGACGTTGGGTACACCCCGAACGTCGGCTCGCTTCCCGCTGTGAGCACCAGCCTACGCCAGCCGCTGGCGCTTTGGCTGCCGACGTTTGGTGGTACGCAGGGGGACAACTTCACACGCGGCGGTCGGTCGTTCGCGGCCATCATGAAGTGCGCCAGCGGCGATTTGATGCTCACGCTTGGGGACAGCAACACCCACCCAACGAACAACAATCCCGTGTACGTGGCGCTTCCGGCTCATCCCAGGCGGCCTCAGGCAGTGAACTGGCGAGGCGGGCTCTGGATTGCCTGCGGCGGTGGTGTGCCGCTTCCTACGGCATCTGCGGCGCTCGGGCCGCTGTTCATCAATCCGGCAACCGGGCTGGTGCGTGTCGGTCGGTACATGACGGCGCAGGGACAGAACGCGCTGGCAGCGTTTGCAGGCATCGGTGTGGGGTTGGGAGATGGGTACACTCACAACAACTTCTATAGCACCGGCTCGTTCAACAAGGCGTGCCTCACCTTCCGCCCCAAGTGCATCGCCACCTACCGGGGCCGTATGGTGGTGGCGAACTTCCCGGCCGACCAGTACGGCGCGCAGCGCTTGAACGGCACGCTGTTCAGCGACTTCTTGGCTGGCGATAAGTTGGTGTCTTCAGCCTTTCCCGATGTGGACAACATCGACGTTCCACGCTTCGCAGCCAACGGTACAGACCCGTGGGACGGCGGCGGCGACATTTCGGCGGCGCGCAGCTTCCTCATCGGGGACGACGGCGAGGAAATCATCGGCATGAAGGAGTTGTCGCTGCAACAGAGCGGCGCGATGAACCAGAGCGCGCTGGTCTTCTTCAAGGACCGCAGTGTATGGGTGATGACCGGCGAGCCGCTGGAGACGGCAGACGTGGGTGAGGTTCGCGGCGACGCAGTGTTCCACAAGCAGCCGATTGCGGACGGTTGCCCCAGCTTTGAGACGGTGTGCGAGACGCCGTGGGGCCTCATTTGGGCGGGGCACGAAGACGTGTACTTCATGCCCAACGGCGGCGGCGCTCCCATTCCCATTGGGCGGCGCATCGCTTCGCGGTTGGAGAACACCCCCTTCGACATGAAGTGGCGGTGGCATGCTGCGTACCACGACGGGCATTACCGCCTGTCCATTATGGCACCCGGCCAAAAGCAGGATGAGCCGGTGGCGATGCAGGAGGAATGGCGACTCGACCTGCGCTATGGCCCACCGCAGGGCTGGAACCAAGCCCGCTGGTTTGGGCCGCAAGTGTACTGCCCCATTGTAAAGCCGGGCGTCGCCGACTCTGTGGACTGCGGGCTCTACATCACGGCCAAGGAACAACGCGCCGGGATGAAGCCCGAACTGTTCGCGCTCGCGCTTGGCTGGTCCACCGAGTTCGACAAGCACACACTGGTGCTCGTCGGGCTCGATGGCGAGGAGACGCACGATTACGCCTGCAAGTTCAGTCCGGTGCAGTTCCGAGACGCCAGTTCAGCCGAGGCGCTAAGCGTTGGCGAGCGGCGCGTCATTGCTGCGGAGGGGTGGACTCACGGGCGCGAAGCTGAGGTCACCACCGGGGGCACGTCCTTGGTGGGCGTTCCCCCGTGGACGAACAACTTTGGAGACACGGTGGCGGACAGCGGCGCAACGTGGACCGTGGGCGGCCGGGTGGCCGTTCCTGCCAACTTCGTTTCGCGCGACGTGATTGATGGTGAAGACGCCATTCCTACAACGCGCGGCAATGAAGTGGTGGTCATGCTCAAGTCGATGGAACTGCCCGCCTCGGAACTGAACCGCAGCGTGCAGTTCCGGGGGCTAGAAGTTGGTGCCGGTTGCCGCGACTCCATGACGTGGGCCCTGCTGGGCTTCAAGGACGACCTGCACCAAGGTGCGCTGTTGGAGTCGCAGCCCGTTTCCGGCAACTTCATACTTGGGCGCACCGGGGTTGGCTCTCGTGTGAACGACCCCATCGCTCCGTTCAGCAAGTACGTGGACGGCAGCCAGTACGGCAACCTCTCAGTCGGCAAGCACGTCTCATTTGTGCTCGCGGAGTACCCGTACCTCACGATTGCGCCAGACGACCGCTACTTCAGCTTCTATTTCGACGCTAACAACGATGATGCACCGGAAGCTCTGTTGGGCGCGACACTGGACCTGACCCTAACTGGGTACGGCTTTCTGCACCTGAGCCAGCTGCTCGACGCGATGGTTGCCGCCATGAACGCCGCACTGTCTGCGGCCAGCTACCCCGGAACTTTCTCTCACGACTTGACCACCAATCCAGGGACGTGCCCGGTTCTACCGACCATCACGCACTCTTCTCGCAAGTGGAGCCCCAACTCTTACACCATCAATTTTGAGTCGGGGCAGGCTGATGACAGCCCCGCGTTGTGGCTGCAACTGGGCTTTGACCCCATCGGTCCCGGGGTCATCACGTCCGGCTTTAAAGCCACTCACACCGCGCCGCACAGCCCGTGGCAACGAAAAATCCCCAAGCTGCGCATTGCCAACATCGTTGCTGTACTACGCTCTTTCAGGAGGCCGCCCACATGAAGAAGTACCTTCCGCATCTGCTGCTCGCCCTGCTGTTCGCAGCGTATGCGAACGCCGGTTCCCTCTACTCGTGGTCCAGCGGAGAGACGCTCAGTGCTTCTCAGCTGAACGCCAACTTTGCCCACATTCACAACAACATGGTGGGCGGCCACGGCGCTCGGCTGGTGGACGCCGACGTGTCCGCTTCCGCCGCCATCTCTCGGACCAAGCTCCAATACTACGGCTCGCTTCCGGTGGCCGCTGCCAAGGTCGGCAGCGGAACCACTGCCTGCTCCAGTGGCACCTGCACGCTGGGCGACTCCACCAACGTCACCTCGGTCGTGCGGAACAGTTCAGGCAACTACACAATCACTTGGGCAGTGAACTTCGGTGACACGGAGTACATCGTGTTGGTGACTTCGGGCGGCGGTGCCGCCGACTGCTACGCGCTGCCCGCTTCCGCCACCACCGCAACGGTCATCTGTTCGACCGACCGTGTGTTCCACGTCCTCGTGATGGACCCGACGTAAGGAGAGGCTTCGATGGCCATCAACGTTCCCGGCCAGCCTTTTTGGGCCAAGCAAATCAATCAGGACACAGGGCTGCCGTTCCAGTCCGAGGCTGAGTTCAACGCCAAGGCCAAGACCATTTCCACCAAATACTCCGGGCTCATCGACAAGCTGACCAGCTACTTGCAGCGGTGGCACCCGGAGATGAACCGCAAAGAAGTCCGCGCCAAGATGGCGCAGTACCTTGCCGCGCACCAAAGCGTGCCAGGAAACGCCGACGAGTTGTCGTCGTGGGCCAAGGGCTTCATGGACTCGATGCGTCGGTACGGTATCGACGACTTCGAGGCTGAGCGGTTCAAAGCCGGGTGGAACGACGAGGCCATCGCCAAGGACCAAAAGGGCTACGAGCTTTGGCGGGCCCAGCGCAATCAAGCCATTTGGGGCGCCACCAACCAAGAGTGGCAACTGGACAAGCCAGAGTCGCTCAGCCTTGCCGATGAAGTTCAGTCCGCCGAGGACGAAGACCCCGGTTTCATCACCGGAGCCGATGAAGAGGACGACTTCAACGCAAGGCTCGATGCCTTCAAGAGGGCTCTCTACAACCCCGAGACGGCGCAGCGGCTCAGCACCATGGCGGCCAATCAGGCTGGTCGCGGCGCGCACGCGGCTGGCGTGCGCGGGGGCGCTATGGGGCAGGGGCTGTCACAGGCGGCGGCCGACGCCCTGTTCAGCTACGAAGGCAATGTCAACAATCAGGCGATGAACCTGATGCAGATTGAGAACGCCCGCGAGATGAACGCTGAACAGTTGGCACTCCAGCGCGCACAGTTTGATGCCGCGCAGCGCATGGCTGCGCTACAGCAGCGGCAGCAGTTGGCTGGTTCGGTCGGCGGCGTCATCGGCGGTGTGGTCGGCTCGCTTCCCGCCCTTTTTCCGGGCGGGCAGGGCATTGCCGCCATCACAGCGCCCGCTCTTGCCGGGCTGGGCACCGGCATTGGAACCGCCTCCGTTGGCGGGTACTCAACCCGTTCATCCTCTTCGCTTGGGGGCTCATCCACCCGTAAAAGCGGCAAGGGCTCTCTGGGGAACATCTAATGGCTGACCCACGCGACTACATTCTTGGCGGCTTCCAGACCATCGGCAGCGGCCTTGGGCAGTACGACCAAGCCCGTCTCGCCCGCGAAGAACGAGAGAAGATGTTGGACACGCCGCTGCCCGAGTTCGCGCAGCAGCAGTTCAACCCCCCGGTGCCGGTGAACCCGGTGAGCATCGGAGACGTGCGAGCCGCTTCCCCCAACTATCAGCCGGGGGCTGGCGGCGCCCCCTGGGCCAATAGTGTCGGCCAGCCGCAGGAGTTCCAGCCGTTCGACGCGGGCGGGCAGCAGCCGGAAGCACCGATGAGTGTCGGACAGGAGCACCCTGAGGTGGAGAAGCTGGCGCAAGCATACGCGCGCGGGGAGATGGACATTCAGGAGGCGCTGCG